GATGGGTGGTTTGGCGACGCCACCGAAAAGGCGGTCATCCGCTTCCAGCGTGATCAGGGGTTAATGGTCGACGGTGTCGCCGGGCCGGCAACACTGGGCAGGCTGAACCCGAACAGCACCCAAAACTCCGGAAAGGAGCTCTGCGAAAAAGACCTGAAGGCCGCCGCTCGAAAACTCGGGGTTCAGCTGGCTGCCATCAAGGCGGTAACCGAAGTGGAGAGCAAGGAAAGCGGCTTCCTGCCGTCTGGCCGTCCGGTCATTCTCTTCGAGCGTCACGTCATGTTCCGCCGACTGGATAATTCAGCACGCGCCCACAATGCGGCCAAGTTCCCGGCCATCGTCAATGAAGACCCAGGCGGATACGTTGGCGGCGATGGTGAATGGCGACGATTGAAACGGGCCAGCGCTATCGACCGATCCACTGCCATCGAGTCAGCCAGTTGGGGCCTGTTCCAGATCATGGGCTTTCACTGGCAGGGATTGGGGTACGCCTCCGCCGCTGACTATTCGGAAGCAATGCACCGAAGCGAGTGTGAACACCTGGAAGCCTTTGTTCGCTTCATCAAACAGGACAAAGCCTTGCACGCCGCATTGAAAGACCGGGACTGGCCCGCCTTTGCCGAACGCTACAACGGCCCGGCCTACGCCCGCAACCAGTACGACACCCGCATGGCCACAGCTTATGACCGGTACCGGCAGCTGGGGCGTGCCGCGTGAAATTCACTCCGGAGCAGCTGGACGCCTGGCGCGTTGTCCCTCGCCTGTTGGTCATCCTTTACGGATGGTTGTGCTTTGACACTCACCAGTGGTTCACCGCCCTGGGCGATCCGGCCACCCCTCAGCAGCTTTACGCCAGCGTGATATGGGGCGGTGCGGCCGCCTGGTTTGGTTTCTACGTCAACAGCGGGCGAAAGCAGGAATGAAGGTTTACCTGGTCATCGGTTTAGTGGTCGCTGCCCTGTGCAGCGCCCTCTGGTACAGCATCGAGCGCAATCTGGCCACAAGCGGCAAGCTGGCTTCTGTGTCCGGGGCTCTGGATCGGCAAGAGCAGGAGCACAAGGACACGAAGGGCCGGCTTGCGGAAATGGTTGTTGCCCGTGACCGCCTGGCCGGCCGGATCCGGCGCATCGAAACAGTGGAAGCAAACCTTGAAGCCCAGCTGGACGCTGAGAAAGCGAAGCGGGCAGCCCTGGAGGAAGAGAATGAAGCGTATAGGAATTGGGCTGGCGCTGACCTGCCTGGTGTTGTTGGCCGGCTGCTCCGGGAAAGTCCGCTATATACAGACCACCGATTACCTGGTGTGCGGCAACGTGAAGCCACTGGCGACGCCGGAACGCCACCCCAGCCGGGCAGCTCTGAAAAAGAACGCCAGCCTGCTGGATCTGATTGACCAGTACGCGGTTAAGCTGAACACCCTAAACGAACGCATGGCAGAAATCGCCGATGAAGTGGGTGACTGCGAAACCCAAGCCCGAACCCTGAGCACGCCGGAGCCGCAATGAAAAAACTGGAAGACCTACGCGGGCACATACTGGCCAACGTGCCAAACCTGAAGCGCAACCCGGAAAAGCTGCTGACCTTTATCGAAGATGGCAGCATCGAGTTCTGGGAGGGCCCGAACCTCAGCCACATGTACTCTTTTCCGATCCAGCTGATCATCACAGACTATTCCGGATCCGTGGACAACATCATCCTGCCGTTACTGTCCTGGCTCAAAGTCCGGGAGCCGGGGCACGATCCGAAGAATACCCTCAGCTTTGAGGCAGAGCTGCTGAAGAACGACAGCTACGACATCGCCATCACCGTCCAGGTCACCGAACGGGTCATCGTGAAAGCCACCGAAGCGGGCCTGGACGTGGAGCACATCCTGCCAGAGCCAGCCATGGAAATGGACGCCACGGAATGGGAGATCATCATGGACCTTCATGGCCTGGAAGAGGATGTGCCGTTCGATGACTGACGATATTGACGCGCTTTCCGGGTGGGCCGAGCCATTGCTTCGCAAGATGGAGCCCGCTGAACGCCGCAAGCTGATGAAATCGATATCCCGTGGTCTGCGCAAGTCCAACCAGGAGCGCATGAAGAAGCAGGAAGGCCCGGACGGTAAGCGGTGGGAACCCCGAAAACCCCGGAAGTTGAAAGGCAAATCCGGCGGCATCCGCAAGAAGGCCATGTTCACCAAACTGCGAACGGCCAAGTTTCTGAAGATCCAGACCGACCCGAACAGCGCCGGCCTGGCGTTTGGCGGCATTGCCGGTCGAATCGCCCGTACCCACCACTACGGCTTGCGGGCAAAGGTGGATCGGGATGGCCCGGTTTACGACTACCCGGCCCGGCCCCTGATCGGCACCACCCGGGAAGACCTGGAAATGATTACCGAAAAGATCCTGGAGCACATCTCCCCGTAGCCCCCGCGTTTTTGTCAGAAAGCCCCCGGACAACCGCCCCCCGCTTCCTGTTGTCATCGCCCACGCGACAAACTGGGGTTATGGACAGGATCACTGAAGCATTCCGGCTTATTAACAACATCGTTCGCATCGGCACCATTGCCGAGGTGGACGTAACCGGCGCCCGCGCGCGAGTCAAAGCCGGGGATAACCTGACCGGGTGGCGGCCGTGGGCCTCAGCCAGAACGGGCACGACCATAGACTGGGATCCCCCACCGTTGGCGAGCAGGTTGTGCTGTTCTCGCCGGCGGGCGATCTGGCCCAGGCCATCATTTTTACCGGCATATACGCGGGCAACGCCCCCGAAGGACAGTGCCGACCTTTGCCACCGGGAGTTTCCGGACGGATCGCGCATCACCTACGACCACCAGAAAAAGCTTTTGGATGTGCACCTGGCCGGAGACACCACCATCAACGTGACCGGCGATGCCACCATCAACATCGGCGGAGATGCCAAAACCGCCGTGGGCGGCAACTGCGACCTGGACGTGGCCAAGGTCTGCAAGGTTAACGCCCAGAAGATCCACCACAACAGCGGTAAAGGTGTCGTTACCCCAGGGGGCACATCTGCCACTTCACCGGCAACCCCCACGGCGACGGCTCCAGCACCGTGACGGCAGGAAAGTAATCATGGCTATGAGCGAAAGCGCACTTAAAGGCCGGATTGTCAGCGAAATGGAAGCCGCCGGCGCCACAGCCGCCGGCCCACACAGCTGGGTGGAGCGCCTGGCCGAAGCGATCGCCTCTGCGGTGGTCGATGAGATTCAGCAGAACGCACAAGTGCCGGTACCGGGCGGATCGTCCGCCGGCAGCTACAAGGTGACCTGATGGGAATGAACTCAGGCGATGGCCGATCACTGACCGGTAACGACCACATCCGGCAAAGCATCACCGACATTCTGGCCACACCGCTGGGATCCAGAGTCATGCGCCGTGACTACGGATCGCTCATCCCGGCGCTGATCGACCAGCCGCTGAATAATGCCAACCTGCTGCGGCTTTATAGCGCCGCCGTGGTGGCGATCGCCCAGTGGGAGCCCAGGGTCAAGATCAACCGGGTCACGCGAGCGGTCAGCAGCGCCGGCCAGGCCACTCTATCTGTTGAGGCCACCAGATCTGCGGATGGCTCACAGCAACGCTTTGACGTACCGATCGGGGGCGCATAATGCCAAGCCAGATTGATCTATCAAGACTGCCCGCGCCTGAGATTATCGAAACCCTCAGCTTCGAGCAGCTGCTGGATGACATCCGCCAGGACTTCCTGCAGCGTCACCCCAGGCCGCGGAAACGATCGACCTGGAGAGCGAGCCGGTCACCAAACTTCTGGAAAGCGCGGCCTACTTTGGCCTGATCAAGCGCCAGCAGTTCCAGGAAGATGCCCGGTCGCTGCTTCTGGCCTACGCCACCGGCGATACCTTGGATCATATCGGCATCACCTACTACGACACCCAGCGCCTGATCCTGCAGCCAGCCGACCCGCAAGCCGATCCGCCCGTGGAAGCGGTCATGGAGTCCGACCAGGACTACAAGCGCAGAATCATGCTGGCCATGGATGCCCCGTCAACCGCCGGATCTGAAAACGGGTACCGATACCACGCCCTTGGCGCTCACGAAGACGCCAAGGACGTGACCGCGATCAACCGTTATGCCGGCATTGTTCAGGTCACCGTCCTGTCCCGCGAGGGGTCGGGGCAGGCATCTGCCGAGCTGATCGCCGCCGTTCAAGACAGCACCAGCGCCGAGCGTGCGCGTCCCCTGAACGACCAGGTGCAGGTTCAGTCGGCCGTGATCCGCTCCTATTCCGTTCAGGCTTCGCTGCAGCTGCGCTCCGGCCCGGATCCCATGGTGGTTCGTGATGAGGCGATCCGCGCGGCCGATGAATACACCGAAGGCCGGCACGCCCTGGGTGAAGACATCATCAAAGACGCGCTGGCCGCTGCCATGTACGTGCAGGGCGTGGAGCGCGTAACGCTCACCGGCCCGGCGCAAGACATCGAGTGCTCTGCCGTGGAGGCGCCCTGGTGCGACGGCATAGAGGTAACGATCAGTGAATAACCGCCTGCTGCCACCCAACAGCACCGAACTGGAGCGCGACCTGGAAGCAACGCTTCGGGCTGCGCTTCTGGTTGACGTGCCGGTGGCAGATCTTTGGCACCCGCAGCGCTGCCCGGTCGCGTTCCTGCCCTGGCTGGCCTATGCCGTAGGCGTTGAAGAATGGAGCTCCGACTGGCCGGAACAGGTGAAGCGCGACGTGATCGCCGCCACACCCGACATTCGCCGCCACCGGGGCACCGTCTGGGCCGTCCGCGAGGCCCTGCGCTCCGCCGGGTACGCCGATGCCTACATCGAAGAGGGCCTGCCACACCTGAGGTACGACGCCGCCGAGGTGCACAACGGCGAAGACGACTATTCCGGCGGTTCTCGCTGGGCCCAGTTCCGGGTAATTGCAGACATTGGCGAGAGCCAGGGTGTTGGCGGCCTCCAGCGGGAGCGCTTGGTAAGGCTTGTTAACCGGGCCAAACCCGTGCGCTCGGTTCTGAGGGAAGTGGCCTATCAGGCCTCCGTAGCCGATGCCCTGGAAATGGCGGACGAGTATGCCATCACCGCTCACCAGTACATCGAGGAAGTGCGCCCCAGCCGGCCAGCGCTACGACGGCAGCATCAGCCACAGCCAGGCGCAAAAGCTGCCCCGCGAAGCCACGTACTTCAACGGCCGACTCGCCTACAGCGGATACGCCGGCCATGACGGTCTGATGCCCCACCACGAATGGCACGTAACCGGCGTTCGGCACGATAACCGGTGGGAAGACTACGGCCTGGCGCTGCGGTACCAGGCATCCGACATTCAACAAGTGGCTGGATTCTACACAGGATCAGCCGGCCACGACGGCGCATTGAGCCACGGGGAGCCTTCAGCCTGCTGCTACAGACGCAGGCCTGGTCACCGTCATCGAGCGCAGAACCCACAATGGCCGCCTGGCCCAGTCGG